AAATGACATCGCCGAAGCTCTCTCCGTCCTACGAGATTCTGGGGCCGTCCGGGTGGAAGCCAATGGATACGCTCCAGCTATCGTGGACGGGTTTCATACCGCATAAGCCTACCCCGAAGCAGCTTGCATTTTTGTTATTGGACAACCAGGAAGCCTTGTATGGTGGAGCGGCTGGGGGAGGCAAGAGCGACGCCTTGCTGATGGCGGCGTTGCAGTTCGCCAACGTACCAGGATACGCCGCCCTGCTCCTGAGACGGTCATACACCGACCTTTCGCTGCCTGGTGCGTTAATGGACAGAGCAAGGTCTTGGTTGGGGCCATCGTCCGCCAGGTGGCGTGATTCGCTAAAGACCTGGCAATTCCCCAGCGGGGCCACCCTCACGTTCGGCTACCTGGAAAGGCCGGGAGACGAATACCGCTACCAGTCCACGGAATTCCAGTTCGTCGGGTTTGATGAACTGACCCAATTCACGGAAGCCCAGTATCGTTATCTATTCAGCAGGTTGCGCCGTCCCGCCAATGTCGATGTACCGTTGCGGATGCGCTCTGCCAGCAACCCTGGCGGCCCTGGCCATGAGTGGGTTCGTGAGCGGTTTATAGATACACAAGGGACGGTAGAGGGCCGCATATTCATCCCGGCCACCCTGCCGGATAATCCCCACCTAGACCAAGACGCCTACCTGGAGTCGCTGAACCAGCTTGACCCGATAACCCGGCAGCAGCTTCTCATGGGTGACTGGTCGGCTCGTCAACCCGGCAACCTATTTCGGCGAGAATGGTTTCAGGTGGTCGAAGAATTGCCAGCGGTACGCAATAGGAGCGTCCGTTATTGGGACTTGGCCGCTACGCCGCTCAGAGCGGGGAACGACCCAGACTGGACAGCCGGTGTACGGGTGGATTATGGTTCGGATGGCCTCTATTACGTGGTCGATGTGCAGCGTCTGCGAGGCACTCCCGGCGAGGTCGAATCGCTCATCAAACAGACTGCCACGATAGACGGTGCTGGCACCCAGATATATATCGAGCAGGAGCCGGGAGCCAGTGGCGTGAACACCATTTACAACTACGTCACCAGGGTGTTACCGGACTTCACCGTGCGGGGCCAGCGAGCCACCGGTTCCAAGGTGGAGCGAGCGGGGCCAGTCAGTAGCCAAGCGGAAGTTGGCAACGTCAGACTGCTTCGAGGAGCGTGGTTAGGGCCGTTTTTGGACGAGGTTGAGGCTTTCCCGCTGGGAGGCCATGATGACCAGGTAGACGGCCTCTCAGGGGCATTTATGCGGCTTCGAGGCCTCCACTCCCCTGAGCCGCTCGTGCATAACCTGGTTGGCCCACGAAGGATTAGCCCAGCGAGTAACCCGTTGGGACTCGACCCAGACAACCCGATATACTGGGACATAGACAGGAGATAGCGATGGCAACGGATAGTTGGAGCAAGCGGTATTATGATGGCCTGGCCGACTGGCAGCACGATATCAACGATGCCTGGTTCCGGCGGATGCTGGCCGTATTGAGCGACACTGGTATCCTGGCGGTGCCTGGCATCGGGAAGGTTTTCAACAAACATGGTGAGGAGGTCGAACCGTAATGGTTCTATCAACGAACGGCCTAGACCCAGTGGCCGAATCCTTGATGCGGTGGATACAGCAGCAGGCCGATGACAGACGGGTAGATTACGAACTAGCTCGACGGTACTACGGCGGCGACCACGACACCGCCCTTACAGACCGCCTCAAGAAGTTTTTGCCTCCCAGGTTGCAGTTCCGTGATAACTTCATGAACGTGGTGGTGGACAGCCTATCCGAGCGGCTAACCGTCATCGGGTTCCAGGTAGAAAACGAGGCGGTGTCTGCATGGGCCTGGGATATGTGGAACCGCAACCGGATGGACTATATCCAGAACGTGGTGCATACCGAAACCGTTATGCTGGGCGATAGCTATCTCCTGTGTGATTGGGACGAGGAAAACCAGCGGCCCCGCTGGACGCACCAAATGGCCGAGATGATAGTTCCCCACTATAACGAGGCGAACCGGCAGATAGACTGGGCATCCAAGAAATGGATTCAGCGGCCCCGCATCGGCGAGGAGCCGGAAACCCGGCTGAACCTCTACTATCCAGACCGGGTCGAGAAATACGTGGCCCGTGGTGGCGTGTGGCGGCAGTACAGCGATGAGCAAGACGAGGGCTGGCCGGTGCCGTGGTTAGACGGTATGGGCCAGCCCTTGGGCGTTCCTCTCGTCCATTTCCGCAATCGCCCGATGGGTGGTGATTTTGGGCAGTCGGAAATCATCAACGTCATCCCGATGCAAGACCTGCTGAATAAATCGCTGATTGATTTGACGATGATTCTGGATACGCTGGCCTTTCCGCAGCGTTACACGCTAAATGTGAACCACGGCTCAAGCCGCCTGGATATATTGCCTGGGAGCGTCACAGAGTTCCATTCTGAGTATGATGGTGGCTCAGTAGGCCAATGGAGCGCAGCATCCGTAGATGGCCCTCTCAAGGCCATTGAAGCCCTAGTCCAGCACATCGCCGGAACAACCCGCACTCCCCAGCACCTATTCCAACTGATGGGCGGTGCGCCCAGCGGTGAAGCCCTGAAGACAGCAGAATCTGGCCTGGTAAACAAGGCCAAGCAGCGCATGGTGAACTTTGGGAATTCCTGGGAGGATTGCGTCACGATGGCGATGCGAATCCAGGCGGCCTTCGGCCCAGCCCAACCAGAGATAGATGAAGGCTCCATCAGCACCACCTGGGACGACCCGGAGACCCGCAACGAACTCAGCCACCTGGAATCCCTCCGCACCAAGCTGGAGTTGGGCATCAGTAAACGCCAGATATGGCGTGAACTGGGATACAATCAAGAGCAGATAGACACGATGGAGGAGGATGCCACAGCCGAGCGTGTGGCCGAAACCAACATAGGGGCCGAGATACTGCGTAATTTCCAAGCAGGAGAGATATAGTGAACGAAGCACGTTGCTGGTGTGGTCACCAGGAAGTTTGGCACATTACTCTATTCGTCGCCGACATTTGCCGATGGTGCGTTAAGATGGAGCAACGGCATCCCCAATTCAACTTCAAACCACGGCATACCTTCTCAGTAGAATGGCCCGAAGGTTTACTGCAGGAAGCTGCAGAAGCTGTGGAGCAGGTACTTAAAAGGCCTGGGGTATAGATGGCGGTGCCAGACCAGCAGCAACAACAGGCTGAAATCATCCATCTGGGCAACGTGTGCCAGCAGTGCGGGGAGCAGTGGAAGGCATTTTATGAGGACGCATCCATCCTTGCTCCGATGGTTGCGGAATACAACGAGGTGCCGGTAGATGGCTGCGAAGAGTGCGAAGGCGAGGATTACCCAGCGGGAACGGATGGTACTGGAACAGGCCAAGCGGGTGCTTGATACGTGGTGCCAATTGCGAGGGCCAATCGACAAGGTCGATGATTCCTATCCTGAAATGTCCTCAGTATTGCAGGATTTGACCACTGCGCTGGGTCTATATACCAAGGACTTCCCAAATATCACTACCCCGTGGCGGGGCTATAAGGAATTGCAGGTTGATTGATGCCGCCATCTGACGCACAGAAGGCGGTTGAAGCCCTGGCTCGTCAAGTCGCTGCGCTGGATAGGGCCACAGCCGCACGTATCATCGAGGAATATGCGGCGGTCTATGGCCAACTGCAGGATGAGGTAGCCAGTTTGGTTAGGGTAGCCCAGCGGCGGAATCTGAAGGTGTGGGAAGTCAATAAGATGAGACGCCTGCAGGAACTAGAAACCCAACTGGTTAGGAACGTCAACCAGTTCAGCCGGGTCGCTGGAGAGGCTGTGACGGCGGGGCAGCGAGCGGCTGTGGGTCTATCCGTCCGAGGTGCGCCGCTCGTAGCCAATGCAGGGCTTCCAACGGGCATCACGTTAAGCAACCTGGCCAATGTCGGGTTGGGCTGGAATCGGCTTCCTGAGGAGGCGTTCGAGGCTTTTATCGGCATCAGTGGAGATGGCAAGCCGGTGGGGAATCTATTGGCTGAATTAGGGCCGCAAGCCGCCACCGATGTGAAGGCAAGCATCCGCACCGGCATCGCAACGGGCCAAGGCCCACGGGAGATAGCGAACACAGTTCGACTCGCTGCAGGGATGCCGTTAACCAGGGCATTGACCATCAGCCGAACTGAGGTCAATCGAGCGCACCGGGAAGCCACCCGGTTGAACTACGCAGCGAATAGCGATGTGGTCAAGGGTTATCGCCGGTTGGCGACGAAGGACGATACTACCTGCATGGCCTGCATCGCCCTGGACGGTACGCTATACGAAACGAACGAGCCGCTGGACTCCCACCCGAATTGCCGCTGCGCTATGGTGCCGGAGACGCTGACCTATCAAGACCTGGGGCTGGACATCCCCGAAGAACCCAGACCACCCAGCGGCCAGGACTGGTTCAACGACCAGAGCAAGGCCACCCAGGAGAATATGATGGGAGCCAAAACCTTTGCCGCCTTCCAGCAGGGCAGGGTAGGATTGAGCGACCTGGTAACCACCTCCACCAGCACCGTC